GGTCATACGACCGTGATTTCCTACGACACAGGGAACCCTAATTTTTCCGAAGTGAGGAGCCAAGAACATCAACGCCTGACTTATTATTTTAGCCCCGTACATCATCTGCATCATACAATTATCTATGTTAGTTCGGGCAAGTTCCTCATGTATATCACCGGAAACCATATCACCTAACATAGGAATAACTAACTCATTCACATCACAGATGTTACGCCTATACTCTGCTAGGCTAAGAACTTGGTTAGACCATCCCCACATTCGTCTGCTAAACAACTCTATATCATATTCGTTTAGTCCAACTGTCTGTTCTCTCTTTACATTATCCCCGACATGAGTATCCGTTAGAGGTGCTACCATAACTTGGGATGACTGTCCTCTTTTCCCCGACCCCGGCTTCCTGATAGGATATTGCTTAATAGCTTTGAGAGGAGTTACATATCTTTTAATAGTATCTATCAGAATTTCAGACCGGGTGGAATCTTTAATTACTCGTTCATATAATTTCTTATAGTAAGCAGATTCAGCTTTGTATGTAGCTACCCGTTTATCTAATCTTATACGATCTTTAATGAAGTCTTCCTCTTCTTCAGGAGCAATTACATCTGCCATGTTAGCAGCAGCCTCATCCATCAGAATGTCTAGGTCAACCCCTTCCCTGTCATACCATCGTTGTATAGTAGACCTATGAAGTTCTATCCCGTACTCATCAACTAACCACCTAGCTAGTCCTGTCCATGTCTGTCCTGCTTGCCTTTTCTGTATCAGTTCCTGCTTCGCAATCTCTGGAATCATAAACCCCCCCAACTATTCTTAACTTGTATACTACTAGTTTACTTCTACAGGTACATCTATGTCAATAGCTTTCAATAAACTTATCACGGAACCTTCGGCTTCCAAAACCTTAGATACATTTTCCATCTTTTTAAACTCTGAAATGAACAGTTGACCTTTAGCTGGTTTGTTTTTCCCTCCTCTACCCCAAGGATTACGCACAGGGCCAGTATGCGATTTGCCTGAAGGAGGATCATCAACGTAATTTTCCGGAACCCCGGCAACTCCCGGTCTCCGTTTAGTAGGGTCTAATTTTTTATTTACAATAGCATCTTCTACTAACCATGTAGCAAATTCTTGGACAGATACTGATTTTTTCTTATCAGTTTGATTTACCGGCTCTCCTCTAAGGAACCTATCTAATTTTGTAACTCCGGAAGTTACAGTCTTATCTTTATTGTCATTCTTCTTTTTCTTGGACTGCATCCCCATACGCCGTTTAGAGTCACCTCCGAAAGTAGGAGTAAATACTCCGGGGTCGGAGGCTACTGCAACCGTTCCACCACTAGCTAGTCCACCCCCACCGTCACCTCCACCATCTTTCTCCATCATATATGTTCCTAATGGAGGGCTAGGTTTAGGTTTAGTTATTCCCTTGTCTTCTAACCTCTCCTCTAAAACATCAGCCATACCTGCTCTAGCAGCATCAATTCTGCTTTGCTCTCTAGCTTCTTCCATAGCTTCGGTTGTTTCAGCTAGTGCATCTCTATCTTTTTGCGCCAGATTACGATTATCAGAGGGTTCTTTTCTTTTTACTGGACTTAGATCAGGATTGCGTCGCTCCTTATTAAGGAAACCCTGTAAATCACTTAAATTACTCATCGTTCATTATGTCCTCAGTTACTAGATCAGTTTGAGTTATTTCAGTTCTAGTAGTTTCCGGGGGTCTAGAGAACGTAGCTTTCTCTACTCTAGCTAATCTACCATTATGTAGGAAGGCTACAAAATTATCATTATCTTGAGAGAACCACAACTTTGAGCCATCATCTGATAATTCTTTAACAAGCGGGGCTGGATACCCTTTTTCAATGAGGTCTTGCATCCATGACTTGGTAGCAAACAAATCATAAAAATCTTTCTTCTTATCCTCAAGTTTATTTGTTTCGTTTTGAACAGCTACCATACTATTGTCCGGAGTAATCCCACCAAAGATACCCTTATGCTTTCGCTTATGACGAGGAATGGCTAACTTCAGTTGCTGCTGTAGTAATCCTGCTAACTCTGGGGAAAGCTGTTCTTCTTCGCCCCCGCCTTCTTGTTCCTGCTGCTGCTGTTGTTGCTCCATCTCTGCCTGTTGTTCAGCTTGCTCCATTTGTTGTTCTTGCTGCTCCACTCCCAACTCCATCTGTTTAGTCTGCGCCTCTATCATCTTAGGCTTACCAGAAATCACAAACCGAGCTTCTTCTACATCTACATTCGGGTCTTTCAAATGAATTGTATAACCTAACTGGGCTAATTGAGCGGCTAACTGTGTTCGCTGTAAAGCGAAGCTAATTCTAGTAGCTTCAGCTTTTTCCTCAGGATTTGGAAGTTCTAGTTTCCATTGTGTGATATTGAATGCTTTGAGAATATGTGGAAATACTTTCTCATGGAAAATACGTTGGTCTCCTTCAACCACACGACTCATAACGACAAGTTGTTGTGTCTGGGTGGATAACCCACCAAATGCTTCCGGAGCACCCTGCCATGCAGGAGTTACACCCCACATAGCTGCTACACGTTCTCTAATCTCCTGACGTACAGGTAGGTAGTCCATCTCCTGAAGGGTATGGAACAAACGTACCATATCTACTCTACCTCGTTGGTTACGGCTTGATACCGCTACCATTGGAATAAAATTAGGGTCTGCTTTCATATTTGCGGCTAGATTAGCTCGTTCTCTACGCAAACTCTCCGGGTCATCGGTATGTACCAGCAACATGGAAGAGGGCATCTTACGCTCAAAGAAATACCTGTAAAGATTCTTATCCATACCCATAAGGGTTAGTACTTTTTCAAAAATAGTTAGTATGGGTGACCACCCGTAAGTTTCGGATGGAGAGAATTTTGAAATATGTATTATTTCATCATCGAACAGATAAATATTAGTCTCTCTGTGACGATATCTGTACATCACGGCTATTCTCTCATGCCCCTTTGTACATTTTCCTTCTTGTTCGGCAACATCTGCTCTGTCTACCGGACAAACCCAATGAGAATTTTTCGGTAACCCTTTATTATCTAGATCAAATTCTACTAGTGCAGGATTCAATCTACGTATTTCCCTAACTTTAGATTTTATAGACTTATCTTTCTTATCTACATAATAATCTTTTACTAGATAAATAAAGGCATCATCTGTAGAATTAAGGTCGAAGTGTGCTTGTCTAAGCACCTGTTCTAAAGTTTGATCAAATACATTACAATCTTCTATAAAAGTTTTTAGTCTTTCTACCTCGCTGTAATTTGGCTTCTCTGTATCGGGCACCAGTTGTATACCCCTACGGAACACTTCATTAGTTATGTGGTGAAGCGGTGCCCTAATTTCCTCTGCTGACATAGCTATAGTTTGAATATCTTGAACCAGTTGTTTGCGGTACGCCATCTGGTTGCGTATCCAACCATTCACAACTGTTTCAATTCCTAAAGTAGGAGTTCGCCCTGTTGCAGTCGAAGCAGCAGCATCATTATACCCCTTGGTAAGATTTAGCCATTCCAGAGTATTATGGATGTCCCCTAAACTTTTGGTCATTTCAGGGACTTCTGGTAGATAATCACCTAGTTTCATATATTAATCCTTGAGTATTTCGCCCATATCCCCCATAGCAGCTAGTTTTAACACTACTCCCATGGCTTCATGTTTTAGTTCAAAAGTATCACTTCTTCTAGTCTGTACCATAAGTTCTTCTTTTTCAGATTGTAGTTTTACTATATGTTCTTGTAAGTCTCTAATTTGAGTATTTAGTTCTTCATTACCTAAAAGTGACGAAGCGTTCTCTAGAACTCCTAACCTAGACGCTTCCTTCATTAAAGCTAGGAAAGCTCCCTCACTCATAATTGTTACCGCAGGACTATTATCAGGTACATCTTCATCGGGTTCCAGAATTTTTAGTGCGTCATTCCAAGTATCTAAGATGCGCCAAGTTCCCTTATCATCTTGATTAGCTACATATTGCTCTCCACGCTCTCGTAACATATTACCTATAGCCATACTACACTCCTTAACTTTAATCTCTTCTTATTATACTAGTAATCTACCGGTTTACGCAATGTGGCACTTAGACCACCCGCACGACTTACAGGTTACGCAACCACTTTCCTCAACATACTGAGGAGAATCACAGCATTCTTCACTCGCAACTATAACTGGTTCCTCTACAACATTCAAAAAATCTAATTGAAGATTATTATTTACAGGTTTTACGGAATTACCTACTTTCACGAGTACCTCCTTTGCACGGCTACCTGATCTATAAACAGTTATTCCTTTGCACCCTTCTTCCCACGCAAGCATATAAGCTGTGTATACATCCTCAATATCTGCTTCATTCGCAAAATTAATAGTTTTCGAGATTCCTGAGTCACAATATTTTTGGAAAGAAGCTTGCATTAACACATGCGCTTCTGGAGTAATGTCTCCCGCTGTCACATAAACCTCTTTTACCCACTCTGGAACATCGTCTCTGGTTTGAATAGACCCACCGTTAGAAATATAATCCATTAATTCATCTGAATAAAAATTATATTCTCTCGCATCTTTCTCAAAATATTTATTTACATAATGAAGAGTTTCCCCCTCTAAAATATTCATCTTCTTCCATGCCAATGCGAACGTCGGTTCGATACCACTAGACGTATCTGCTAGCATAGAGATCGTCCCTGTTGGAGCAACTGTGAGTCTACAAGCATTCCTTAATTTATAATCGGATTTGGCATAACTACTGCTGCTCCATGCTGGGAATACACCCCGTGATTTAGCTAGGCGCATAGATTCGTTATCAGCAATATCTTGTATAAAACCCATTATATGGGTACCTATATACCTACCTATATCTGTATTATACCCAATGCGTAATTGAATTAACAGGTCGGCAAACCCCATAACACCTAGACCAATTTTTCTTGTTGCTTTTGACATTTCTTCAATATCAGGAGTCGCATAATAATTAGCATCAATTATATTATCTAAAAACCTAACTGACATACGTACTGTTTTATCTAGCCTAAACCAATCCATACTAATTTTCCAATCTAAAGATGGTTCTGAAGAAGATGACGACGATGTGGGCTTAAAGAAATTAGCTAGATTTACCGACCCCAAATTACATGATTCGTTACCTAGTAGAGGTTGCTCTCCACAGGGATTGGTAGCAATTATACGACCGTACTTCTTAATCACACGGTTATCGGCATTTATGGCATCTAAAAATACGATACCGGGTTCTCCATTACGCCAAGCACCATATACCATTTTACTAAATACTTCTCTGGCATCAAGTTCCCCCACCATTTCGTTAGAGCGTGGGTTGATTAGGGGATAATGCACTCCTGCTTTTACCGCTTGCATAAAAGCATCAGTGACTCCTACCGAAATATTAAAATTATGTATATCCCCCTCAACGGACTTACAATCAATAAACTCTAAAATATCTGGGTGGTGTACGTCCATGACCGCCATGTTAGCTCCATCACGTTTCCCTCCTTGCGTAATCATTGAAGATACGCGTGAAAGAGTTTTTAGTACTTCTATTGGCCCACAAGATATCCCATGTGTAGTTGATATACGATCTCCTTTAGGACGGAGTTTAGAAAGGGCAAACCCAGTTCCCCCACCAAATTTTTGAACCATAGCCGCATCATGAGCAGCTTTCATTATCCCTTCCATACTATCTTCAAGTGGTAGAACGAAACACGCAGACAAAGTACCTTGTTTAGTACCAGCATTCATAAGGGTGGGGGAGTTAGGTATGAAATCTAACGATGACATCATACTATGGAAATCGTTGGATGAAAGTTCCGTTTCAACAGGAAGTTTCCCGTACTTGGTTTCTACACTACTTACCGCATCAGCTACTCGTTTAAACATCTGATCAGCGTTTTCGGTCGGCTGGTTTTTATTATCCTTTAAATAATATCGTTTTTTTGCTACGAGTTCAGCTTGTGCTGCTAGTATGACCATGTACTACCCCCTGATTTCTTACTTACGGAATCCACAATATAAACAAAGACCCCGCTCAGGTATCCATACATTAGGGCCGCAATTTACATCCTCACATTCAGGATTCAGCGGTCTGGGGGCAGGATCGGGGCTGGGTGTATTATCATTATACCCTAAAAGCTTCTCTTGTATAGCCCGTGCGGGAGTCTTTTCAGCGTCATTCACAGCAGTTTCCATATCTTGTAAAATCTCTTGCATATCCCCTATAGTTGTAACTTGATATTGCGATGATTCGAAACATGCTTGAAGAGCCATAGCTATAGAAAAGAAAGCATCTCCATGCCCCATAGGAGTCTCAGGAGCTTTGAGTTCATTGCTTACAGATAGTATCTGAGAGGTCTGTCTTTCGTCCGCTATTAGTTTAGTATTTCCTTCGTGGACATAAGTTTCGAATATCTGCGCCATAGTCATTTTACTCTTCGCTGTAAAATGCATAGGCCACCATTTCGTATCTAATCCCCTATCTTCTAGTTCACCTCTCGTATTGTCTATGTATCCTTTAGTAAGATTGAAATTTTGAGCAACATCGTTTAGAAATTCTATTTGTGCCGTGTAGTCCCAACCATCTAACCATGTCTGATGTATTTGTTCTATCCTGTCGCCACTCTTTCTAAAGATTACAAGATGCGAAGGGTGCCTCTTTTTCCCCACATCAAACCCAGCAAAAATCCGATCCGTCTCAGGGAAATCATGCTTATGGTTAGCTGGATAACTCCTTAAAGTATAATCTAATACTTTAGCTATGTCTTCCTCAGAGAAATAAGATTCTTGGCTCAAAAATGGTTTGAGTAGGAACTCTGACGCAAACGATTTCGGCTTTGCTTTCTGTTGTTCTAGTAACCAATCTTCACTATACAATTCTGGCATCAGTACTCGTCTTCCCGGTACAGGATCAAACGCAGGAAGTTTTCGATATTTGAATCGAGTATCTGTTTCAAGCTTTGCCAAAATATCTCCGGGTAACATGGGAGTACCCATCACTACAACCGGGACTCCTTGGTTAGGTATGAACATAGATTCAGTCATGAAGTGTTCTTCAATCTTAGTTATTTGAGATAAGTTCAGTGGGTTCTCAGGGTCTTTCAGGATGTCATCAGCTATCAATGCGCCATTAACATGCATACCTCTTTTGAAGGAGAATAGTCCACCGTGCGCTATTTCTAAGGAACTTCCGTTAGCATGTCTATATCTAAATGTATAATCTGCTTTGGGGGCTTCGTTTCGTATCCACTTTGGTATTTTAGGATTACGAGCTACTTCTTTATTTATCTCGCTCATATGATACTTAGCCATAGTATCACTATAAGATAAGTATAAAATTCTAGTATCAACTTTAGCCGTCAATAATGTCCATATAGCAAAGGCATGTCCTAAAATGGTACTCTTAAAATGAGCGCGAGGTAATACCGCAGTATAATTTTTCTTCTCTTTAATCGTCGCTTCTAATTCCTCACATAAAAATTGAACATGCCAAGCACGAAACAACTCTGGACGTTGGAAACTCAAGCCCCAAATATCTCGGACAAATTCCCAGAACGAACCTACAGCAACCTTGTCACTATTTTTTATCCCTGTAGAGAGGAGGCCAAAAGCCTCTTTAAGAGTTACTACTTCGGTCGGCATTTTGTTCCTCTGTAGACACTAATATTTTTAATTTATTTGCAATTATAGCTAGTAACTCTCCGTCATCAATCTCATCAACCAATACTCTCATAACCTCTTGAACAAATTGTAAATTGATTAGTCCTTCTAATACTCGTCGTTCTCCCTGTATGCCAACGTCAGCAGCTCTGACCGCATCTAAAGCTCTGGTAAAGTTTAGATTACCTAACTCATTAGAAGCTTTTTCTCTAATGTCTGTATAAATTTTAAGTTGCTCATCCTGTATCTGAAATGCTTTATTAGCCTCACTTTGAACTATTTTATCATTAGTTTGAGCAACAACTTGAGTTCTTTTATTATCCCAATCAAATTTTCTAGCCCACGCATAAATAGTTGGGGGTCGAACACTTACATTATAGCTAGTAGACAA